CGTGCAGGTAGGTTCCCCTCTCGGGGATGTCAGTTTTGTCAGAGATGGTGGAGGATTGTATCACAAATCTTTTAGTTTTCTTTATCATTTTATATTTGGTTTAGGTTGATTCAGTGCTTCAGGGTTGAATCCATATTGTATGGCTGCCTTGTTATAGGCTCTTGCTGCCTCTGCCTCATCAACAAAGTAGCCAAGGTGTTTCTGTTTCCCAGCCAAGGTGATGACAGCCGTCCATTTCTTCTTATCCTTACGCCAAGAGACACCTCGGAATCTAGAAGTGCATCCCTGCGCCTTGGTTCTGAAGCTTCTGCTATTCCCTTGATGGGTTACCATTCTCAGATTTGATACGTAGGTTTCTTTCTTCACCCCATTGATGTGGTCTACCTCTAAACTCTCATCCCAATCAGGGAGAAAGGCTTTGGCAACTAGACGTGGAATGCGGTGAAATTTTTGTCTTCCTCCTTTGCAAAGCCCAATTCGCCAGTAGCCATTATTGCCATGGGTTTGGGGTTTTAGAATCTTAGTCTTGTTAAATTTCAGGGATCTAACCCCGCCTCGGTTGGAGACTTGATAGTCTCTGTCATAACCAACAACGTCTTTCCATATTTCTTTGTTCATTAGGGTAAGGGTTTTCTATCAGGGGCATGTAGCCTGTAGATGTCGTCGTAATGGTTAATGTAAAACTTGGCTTCGATGGCTGCCTTTTCAACAGCAGTGTCTGTCCATTTCTTTGCATAGGTTTCCCCGGAGTTGCTGTCAATAATGACAGTGTAGACATCAGGCCGATAGGATAATTTCATCTTATGCATAACCATCTCGGCTTCAATGGCCAGTTGCATACAGTCGGAGGTGTAAGCTTTCTTGGATATACCGCTGTCCCCTGCTTCCCGGGTCTTATAATCAAACAGGCACACCTTACCATTGTGCGTTGCTATTAGATCCACCTGACCTACTGTGTTGTAACCAGCGACAATACTCTCGCATGAAACGACACTGAACTGGTTTGTTTTAAACCACTCCAAGAACGGTTTAACGAATTTCTCATATGGTTTATTGGACCATCGTTTCTTAAACTTTAAAAGATTGAGGGCATCCTCCAGTTGTTTATGCACCAAGGTGCCAAATAGAGAAGTGAGGATCTCCTCCCCTGTTTCGGGATGGACCCTCACTCCATAGACCCGAGCAACTATTTCAGGGATCGGAAGGAGAGGATACTTACGGGCCAGTCTCGCAGCCTCCTCCTTCCCCCACTTCTCTAGGTAGGGTTTGGGGCAGATGGCTAGTTTGGTGGTCACACTGGCGACAACCCTTACGCCTGACTCTACAAGCTTTCTCGCCTGCGGTGGAGTTTCAACATCGGTCCTCAAGAACGGACCATTAATTGAGATTTCGTAAAAATGCATAGGTGTTTAATTTTATATTAAAGTTCAGAGGGGTAGCCCCCATTGGCTACCCCAAAACAATGGATTAGAATGGGTTTTCCTCAAAGGCCACAGGTGTGGGTTCCTTTTTGAATTCCAATTCCTTTCCGCTTCTCAAGGCATCCCCCACTTCAAGGATAGCCGTTGCAAGGGCAAACAATGTCTGCTTGTCGCAGTCAGTTCCGTTGGTCATGAAATCAGCAGCCTTATTCAGAGCCTGTCCGATCTCAATCCCCCGTGTGTTCTTTGTGTATTGCCCCTTGATGTTGGACAGGTTGGCAAAGGACGTTACCTGTCCTTGGGGAGTATTATCCTGACTCATGGCATACCTCGGTTTGTTGTCCCATTCTGAACCGTCATCCTTCAATCGATTGACTGATATTTCGGGGTTTCCGTTGTTCGCTAATCGAGGATTACCGTTGCGATCCGTCTTTTCCGTGATGGAAACCTTGGTTCCCGGCGTGGTATAGAACGGCTCAGTTGATTTGGCCATGGATATTCCCTCGAAATCATCTGTGCATTTGACCCACAGTTCATAGAGGTCTCCCACATTCGGGATGTTCTTTGTTTTTGGGGAACCATCTTCTTTTTTCATGATCTCCACTTTTTCTATCGTTTTTATCGGCATGATCTTATTTGGTTTTAATACAAACCCTCCGTGGGTTCGTAGGTTATGATTGGTGTTAGTGAAAATTTCCTCTTCTCGGTATCGAACCAGAGGTCCTTCTCGAAATTGTCTCCGGTTGCTCGCTGCTTAAACACAGTGAACTTACCGTCACACTTCTTGGACCACACCTTCTTCTGCTCCTCGTCATCGCCACTCATAATGAGTCCTTTCTGGGTGTTGCGCCAGCAGGAGAAGATGGTGTGAGCAGCAGCCCCGGTGTCCTGTGACCCGAGTATATCAGAAGGAGACTTGGGAGGATACTTACCCCCTTGATCCATCTTCTTCCCATCGCTGTGAGCAATGAGGAGGATGGTCATCTGCTCCTTAACTGCTAATCGTTGCATCGATTTAATAATCAGAGACTGAAGATCGAACGCCAGTTTTGGAGCCAAGTACTGGAACGAATCGATCAGAACAAAACTCACCCCCCACTTCTGTTTGGCGAACCGGATGTTCTCCTCCACTCCTTCCCAGTTGTGTTTGATGGATTTGAATGAGGAGGAGTCCATGAAGAAGATGTTGTCAAAGTCCTTGATGATCTCATCTTGGTTCTCGTAGGTGGGTGCTTCTTCAGCATGTATGTGTGCCAGATTCCACAGCATGTTAGGGATGGTAATCTCGAAGCTGATAGCCAGACTCTTACGGTTCTGTTCCAGTGCTTGATGAAGGAGGATTTCATAACAGAGCTGAGATTTCCCATGCCCGGGCAGGCCTGTTGCTATTATCAATTCGCTAGGTCTCAGACTCAAGGGCACATCCCAGATAAAATTACGGTGTTCTTTCTCCTGCTCGTAGCGGGTGATCTCATCGGTGAGTTGGACATTGAACTCATTGGCCTTGGACAGGGTGGCAAGGGTGTGTCCCTCTGCCTCGTGAATCAACGCAAAGAGATCCTGATAGGTGGGTTTGGCCTCCAGATACCATTGATTAACATCGTTATACTCCAATGGAATGGACAGACGTTTAACCCTGTCCACTCCAAGTCGCTCTCCGAGCTTTAAGAATAGCTGATCTCCCGCCGAGTCATTGTCACAGCAGGAGAAGATGGTTTCCAATCCGCTGAGAGTTTGAAAGTTGTTGCTGATCCAATCCATGTTGCTCACTCCACAAGGGACGCTGAGTGCAGGTATGGCTGTGTCCTCCGAAGTCTCAGGAATCCCGGACTGGATGGCATCCAGACTCATGGCATCGATCTCACCTTCCGTCAGAAGGATGGACTTGCTGTCGTCAATGGTGTTCAAACCAAACAGCGACCAGAACGGTGGTTTGCTGGTAAAGATCTGCTTCTTAGATCCCCGTTCGATGTTCGTGCATTTGAACATCCTGCTCCTTCCTTCCTCATCGTAGAAGCTAGCAGTCCAGAACTCCTTACCGTTCTTCAGGTAAGGCGCCACCCCATACTTGGAGCACACTCGCTCATTGATTCCTCGAGCAGCCAGATACTTGGCAGTTTCACTGCCTCTGAGTGCGGAGGTATCCAACTTGGCCTCCACTGCAACCGAAGCCTGCTTAACCGGGTGGATCTCACTCTGTGAAATGCCCAGCCAGCGTAACGCCCACCTCACGGTGTCGTGGTAGCCTGTCCCACGCTTTCGGATCAGTAGATCGAGAATCCCTAAGACTTGCCCAGTGGCGTTGTCCTTGGCTACATAAACGTTGGCTTGGTTGTGCAGGTATACCTGAGTGGACCTGCCCGGGTTCCCGTCGAGGTCCCCCATCGTATACTTACCTGCCGTCTCCCTCTTTGCATCAGGGAAAACCTCGCTCATCAATGAGTTGATGTTGGCACTCAACCGCACCTTGAGTTCTTGCGGACTAATCATTGTATTGTTTATCTAAAAATTCACCTACGCTTCCACCAACTGAGTCCTTAATCAATCGGTCCTTAGTCTTCTGATCCACCCGAGTATACAATGGCACCCGTGGTGTGGTCCATTTGATGGGTCGTCCCCGTTTCTTCACTGGTCTGGGTGGTTTCCCGGGTGGGACCAGCTTGTCTATTTTTAAAAAATCCCTGCGGATTTGGCGTTTGTCCATTTGTTTTTCCTCTCTGTGTTATAAATTTTATACGGTTTGGGTTAAACTTTTAATAGTTTATGAAAACTTTTCGGATACTAAAAGTTTGGTATAAGTTTCGGCCGAGTTTATACCAAAAAGCTAGCTAGGATGGCACAATCAAAGCTGGTGGTGGCAGTCCAATGGATCTCATTGCCTTCTTGAAATCAGATTCCGAGTAGGGTTGTCCATGAATGTGATCGTCCATCATCTGGAACAACGGACAGTCCGAGTCCCTCGCAGGTAGGTTGTATGCCCACCATATGATTGATGCCACCCACGAGCGGGTGAAGTCATCACGCACTCGTAACAACCTGTCAGCCCAGTATACCGGGTCCTGTTCCCTGATTGCTTTTACAAACCTAGCTTTGGTTCGACGTCTCTTCATGGCTACCCTGCACACAGGACACCACCTGCCCCATCGGACACGGAAGATGGGAGCGTCCCACTCGTGGTTGAAATGACACTGCCACCTCACGGTGGTGCGACAGTTCTCGAAGGTCGTGTCGAGACAGACCCCCTTGTGGGCCTTGGCCGTCTCCCGGATATCGTCAAGAGTCAGTCGTCGAGACATTCGTCGAAGTGTTGAAGTGTTGAAGTGTTGCACGGTGTTTCTGCCACATCGTATATCAGGTTTGAGTTTACAATTGCGGTGGGTTCTGTTCCCCACCGCAGGATGACGCAGTCATCGTTGGGAGTCTTAGCAGTATCAGCAAACTCACCCAAGGTGGTGGTGGTTGAGACTGATACCGGTTTAATTTTTTCAGGTTTCATATTGGGACTGTAAGTATTAAGTATTAGTATTTAATTATTAATAGTTAATAGTATTAGTAATACTAAGATAGAGGTTCATTCTGATACCCCCGAGACTATGGTGTAAATGGTGGACTTGTTGTAGCGTTTGTTCCGGGCAATTAACCCACACTCAGATAATTTGTCCAAAGATCGGATGACACTGGACCGTGAGGACCACGAGGTCTTGGCGATTGTGTCAACCGAGGGAAAACATTTGTCCTCCCGGCCAGTGTATGATGCCAGAGTTATAAGCACAGCTTTATCGGTAGTGTTCAGATGGGGAAACGGTTTGGGTTTCTTAGTCCAATATACCAGAGGTTTCCAACTCATGTGACTCTTCTGTCGGCGGTGAGTCGCTCCTCCTCCAAGATCCGGAGGAACATAATGTCCAACTCCTCGTCTGTTGGTTCACGATCCATCTCTTGCATGTCTTGGTGATATGCCTTCTCGTCTTCCTCATCCATCACGACTTTGATTGCTGCCGTTGAGAGGGCAGTCTTAATCAACTGCCCCTCGATGGAGTGGTAGGCGTGAGCCTCTTGTTCTTCTTCATGGGCCATGATGGCCTCAAACAACTGTTGGTTTTTCATATGGTTATAAATATTGATATTGTTATTAGGGATGTAAAGTAAAAAATTGCACTATTTACCTAAAAAAACAGGGGTATTAGAACGAGGAGAGTCGGGCAGAGTTACGAGGAGAGGGAACCTCTGACTTGGCACTCGCTGCGTAGCCCCCAGCCTTCCAATCCCAAGGACCCCCGTCAATGGGGGTCTTTTTTTGTGTACCTTCTAGAACGCCCGCTAATACCCCTAGAAAGCATTCTGTCTGAGAATAGGACTTACCCCCCATGCAATACGCCACAAACGCCACCTTGCCAACATCAGGGTACAAAAAAGCCCGGGTCAATTAAGCCCGGGCTTTGGTTTTGTGGCTACCTTTTCCGCAGTGCCAAGTATAGGATCACTATCAGGATAGGTACCGCTACAATCTGCAGTCTGATGAGTATCTCAAGTATGCTTTCAATCATTAGGACCTCCAATCTGTTACTGGATTGGCAACGTCAATCTCGTAACCAAGCTCTTCTATAATCTTGAGATTGGAATGAGTCAGGGTCTTTTGATTAGGACTTAAACAAGTCAGCAATTTGGCTGAAGTGTTTAAAGGATAGTAGCGTACGTTTCCATAGCTTTCCCGGCGTTCTATCATTACTATTTTTCGGTCAACATATGTCTGTTTATATGGCATTTTATGAATCTCCTTTCTTGTCTATGATGCTGTAGAGTTCGTTTAGTGTCGTTTGCCATAGATTATCATCAAGAGCTCTAATGGGACCTCTATTCAGAAAACCCCCGGTCCTTCCATACTCACCACCCTTTGCTTTATAAAGTTTGTGAGCTTCATCTATATCTTTAACCGAAAACTTTGCCCCGTCTTCGATCGAGTAACTTCTTAATACTGTATTTTTCATATGTTTATTCCTTCTATTTTTAGTGTTTAGTTATTGATCAATTGAAAGGCTTTCTTTGCCCCGGAGCCGTGAAGTGGCACCCATATGTCAGGACCATGCCCGCCGTTACATATCCCACATTCTGCACACGTTTTACCACGTGTCACATTTAAGCAGGTAGTGAACTTTCCCAAAGGCTTATTCCGGCTAGAATGAAAGACCCGCAAGCCTTGTGACTTGGCTTCTTCTAAAGATGCCAAGGTATCAGTTGAAGCCATAAAATACCTGTTGTATTTCTTAGCTTTTTGATTCGCTTTCCAGTCGTGAAAGTAGCCTGTTGTTTTTCCGGCTCGCCGTCTAATCGCTTTCACGATTCGCAAGGGAAGTAGAGAAGGATTCCCATAAGCCCCAAAGCGAACTTCCCTATCTTGAAAGACAGAATAGTCCTCCAAAGGTGCATAGGACCCATTGTTATAGGCTTTCCACACTGCCAAGGGCGCTTGGCCTAGGTTGACGTAACACCCGTTGCCACTGGAAAAGGGACACCCGATGCAGATCGTCAAAGCATCAAGCCCGGATTGAATGCCCGCAACCGGGCTTTGATCCACAAGTAAGATCCAAATTTGGATCATGTCCCCGGTTTTGATATTTGATGAAGCCCGGTTAAACCCCGTTGCAATTACAACGAACCGTTGCCCGTTTGTGATCCCTTTATACAAGATGAATCCGTTCATGCTTTTACCTCCTCTGAGTGGACAATAGCTAAGCACGCTCTGTTGCTAATGTCTGTTCCATAGACAATAGTTCTGTCTCCTCTTATACTGTGGACAGTGTAGTCCGTGCCCTCTCTTAGAAGGGCGAATCTCTTTTCGTCCCCATACTTTGAATAAAAGCCTTCGTTTTTTATTTTAATTGTCATATTTTTATTTGGTTAACGTTAGTGTGATCATGCTTTTACCTCCTCCGGATGAACCCTTGCAAGCTTTAATTGATGCTATCAATAAATAACTTAGGGTAAACCCTCATTTTCCTCCCTCCCTTTTGTCTCTTTTTCATAGGTTGAGGAGCCTTCCTTTTTTTGCCCCGAAAACCTATTTTCCTCAGCTAATAAAAGCCTTCCCTAACTACCTTTTTTGGTAAAATTTAAATCTTCATTAATTTATAACCTACGCCATGTAAACTGTTGACTGCCAACTACTTACAGACAGGGGGGAGGGGATCGACCCAACGGCCAGAGCGCACTACTATATACATAAACTGCCCTTTAAAAATATGAGGTGCTAACGGTTTTACTTGAAGGATTACGAGGGAAGGGTATATTCCCGATATCATTAACTAACACTAAAGTTTAATTTTCATTGCAATATAATGACAGATATGTCCATTTGCGTGTGGTAAAATCATAATAATGAATGAGCGTAAAAAAATAATGAGTGGAATAGCCGAGGCTATTAAGGATGTTTCAGGGAAGAAGGAGGTTCAGGGAATCAAGAGTCTAAGTCGTTACAACCCTAACAAGGTGGCTAAGATCCTGTATCTCCACAGTCAGGGGTTTAGTGTTGGTGGTATTCGCAGGGAGTATGGCTTTACAAAGCACACAATTGTAAGTGTCTTGGTTGATTATGCTGATTATGTAGGGAAGTGGAAGGATCTTGGAGCTAAGATTTCTGCAAGGAATTTCTTAAAGCTATATTCTTTACAGGAAGAGATCATTGACAGGGTATCTAGGTCTCTTGATGATGAGGACAGTGTGGTGCAAATAAAGGATCTGCTTCCTGTCAGCATTGCCTTGGAAAAGGCTGAGCGGTCTAGTAATCATTTCAGGGGGGAACCTTCTGAGATAACCGAGGAGAGGCATGTGGTGACGAGGGAGCAGCTAACTGCCACGGAAGAGATGATTAAAAAACGTATGTTAGAATACAAGAAATCAGATGTTATAGATGTTCCCCCAAAATGAAAATAACTCCATGGATTTCGTGGCTGAAGTTCTTTCAGACATGTCAGACCAGTGGTGGATTGTTCTGGAGAAAGACGGTAATGTGTGTGTTGTTGGTCTTCCTCCGGCGAAGTTAATGAACTTGCTTAAAGGGAAGTTTGAGAAGCCCAAGAGATACCCTGACAGCAAGGATTACCTTAATGATCGGTTTGATCCAATGTTCTGGAACAATTGAAAACGCTAGAATTCACTCCCCATCCTATATTAAAGCCACTTGCTGATGATCTGTTGTTACAGATGCTCGAGAGTGACCCTGACGGGTTTTTGGATTATCACAGGCAGTATGAGGAGCTGATAGAGTTTTCCGTCAATGATCCTGTTAGGCATGGGTTTGATTTGAATGGTTGGAGTAGGATCAGGGATGGTCTTGTTAAGTATAATGAATGTCTTTGTTTAGGGGGCAACAGGTCTGGAAAGACAACTGGGTGTGCCAAGATAGTGATGGAGAGTGTTATGAAGAACAAGAATGGTCACATTGTTTGTTTTTCACAGAATGCGGATACATCTAGGAAGGTTCAACAGGCATCTATATGGGAGATGATGCCTAAAGAGTTTAAGAAGAAAACCAAGGGAGTGGAGGGTTACATCAACTACTCTATGCAGAATGGTTTTACTGGGAGTAGTTTCATATTCCCGGACACTAAGACTCGTGTTGATTTCAAGACTTACACTCAATTCAGTAATAACCAGACTATTTTGGAAGGGTTTGAGTTTGGTTTCAAGTATCCCAACAGTCTTAACATTGGAGCTTGGTTGGATGAGTATCTTGGTGATTCATCTTTGATTAATACTTTACGTTTCAGGTTAGCCACTCGTAACAGCAAGATGCTGATAGCCTTTACTCCGATCAATGGTTACACTCCTTTCATTAATGAATACCTGAAGGGGAGTGAGATACTGGAGACCAAGATGGCTTCATTACTGGGTAAACAGGTTCCTGTACGCCAATATAGCCCTGCAAGGGATGCGTCTGTTGTTTACCTGCATTCGGATGAGAATCCTTTTGGGGGATTTGACAGGCTGGCAAAGGACTTGGAAAACAGGCCAGAGGAGGAGATATTGGTCAGGGCGTATGGGATTCCGGTAAGGAGTATGACTTCTCTCCTTCCTTTATTCAATACTGAGGTTAATGTCCTCTCGGATGTTCCTAATAAGTATGGGATGGTATTCCCCGATATAACTGACGAGGAACGATTTACCTGTTATCAGGTTGTTGACCCTGCGGGTGCTCGCAACTACACTGCTATATGGGCAGCGGTGAACGGGCAGGGAGATGTATACATTCGGCGTGAGTGGCCTGACAGGGACAGTTATGGTGAATGGGCTTTATTTGGAGATCCTAGATGGTCACGGGGACCTGCAACGAAGAAGATTGGGTATAATGTTAAGGGATACTCTGATTTGTTTTTAGAGATAGAGGAAGAACTTGATATTACGGTATTTGAAAGGATTGGGGACAGTCGTTACTTCGCTAGGGAGAATGAAAACAATGAAGATCTATTCACGGCGTTTGACCAATATGGTTTAATATTTGTCCCTTCTGATGGCAGGACTGAGGAGATTGGAATTAATGCGATTGACGAATGGTTCAGTTATACTCCTAATGTGAAGATTGATTCGGCTAATAAGCCAAGATGTTTTATACACAAGGATTGTGGAAATTTAATTGACAGTTTAATTAATTATAATTCAAAAGGTAAGTCGGATGAGGCTCTTAAAGATTTTTTTGATTTGGTTCGCTATTTGCGAATGTCGAATGGTGGAGAGGGTCCTGACCATGTCACTGAACAATCGTTATCGGTTTTGAGCAAAGGCTCTGGGGGTTATTAATGCCAAAGAAAAGACTTATTCAAATATCCAAGGAGTTAGACATTTCTTTTGAGAAGGCTATGAACTTGGTTAATAATAAATTATCAAGTGATATGGTATCAGGGAAACAGAGAGCCACATGGATCACGGAGGAGGGTCAGGTTATATTGGGAGAGGCAGCCTATATAGAGGAAATTGTTCCAAAACATTTCAAGGGATGGGTTATTAAGCCGGCCTTGAATCCCAACTATGTCTTTGCGGAGATAAAAGAAATAGGAGAGAAGGTTGCTGTTTCAATTCCCCGAAGATACAGAGGAAAGTTAATACACAAGAACATAATAATTCACGGCATTAAGGATAAAAATGGAACCAGTTATAGATATCCCGGATGACATTACCCTTAATCGGGGATGGATATTTGAGCAAGTTGATCGTTTGATTGCTTGGGAGATTTTTTGCAGGGGAGTTACCCATAAAAGTGGAATACCTATACTGCCGTATGATTTATGTGATATGATAAGTGCTCCTAGCAGGGAATATATCTCTCACATAATACAATCAGCGAGAAATAAAGTAAATGAAGAATAATTCAATTTCGGAGTCCTTGACATACGTGAGTAAAGAACCTGACGTTAAATCTCTTTTACATTCATACAATCAATCGGTTACGGAACTGGAGTCTTATTTCGATTTATGCCGGAGTAGCTACGATGACAGACGTAACTGGTGGCCCGGTAAGAGCAGGGATATGCGTAAGCATGGTGCTGATGCCTTTCCTTGGGAGGGAGCTTCTGATGTTGAGGCCCATACCATAGACGAAAGGATCACCCGGCTGGTATCTTTGTTCCTATCTGCCATGAACAGGTCAAATATCAGGGCATTTCCTGTCGAATTTGCTGATATTCCAAGATCCAAGGTGGTTAGTGATTTCCTTAAATGGATGATTACTTCAGGGTATATCCCTAGATTTAAGCGAGAAATGGAGCTTGGGGCCAACTATCTGCTGGAAAGAGGTATCTTTATTACTTATGTTGGTTGGCACAGGGAAGACAGAAGCTTTCTTCAGAGGCTAAGTCTTGATCAAATAGCAAGTCTTGACCCCGAGATTGGGGAAAGCATTGTAAATGGTGAGGACGAGGAAAGTATTGTTAGCTTGATGCAAGCTTCGTTCTTGGGTGTTTCAACGAAGAGAGCTAGGAAAGCTTTGCGGGAACTCAGGAAGTTTGGAGTCACTGAATTACCCATCGTCAGGAGACAGGTGAATTGTCCCGAGGTTAAAACATTAGCTCCGGATGGAGATTTTATTTTTCCGCCCTATGTCACTGATCCCCAACGAGCACCATATTGTTTTTGGAGGACCTACTATACTCCTCAAGAGTTGCAGAATAAAGTAACAACCGATGATTGGGATGAAGATTTTGTAGATTTTGTAATCGAACGCTATCGTGGCGTAAACATTGATTCGATTGAAAGGGAACAGGAGGGTAGACGTAGCTTGAGCCTTACGGATAATGCGTATGAGGCTGAGGAACTCATTGAGCTTGTTTACGGGTATCAGCGTTTAATCGACAAGGAGGATGGTTCGGAAGGAATCTATTGCACTATTTTCCATAAAGACTTTACGGGCAACGATCAAACCCCTGCATATGCTAAGTTTGAGTTACTTAACGGGTATGAGGATTATCCTGTGGTTGTCACCAAACTATCTGAAGATAGTAAGAGGCTATACGATACGACCACTATCCCCGATCTTCTCAGGGGGATTCAGAATACCATAAAGGTGGAGAGGGATTCCAGAATTGACAGGAACAGCATCACTACCATCCCGCCAATAATGCACCCTGTAGGCCACGCCCCTTCTGATTGGGGTCCCGGTAGAATGATCCCGGAAAGAAGGAAAGGGGAAATTACTTTCGGCCCTGCTCCCCCTGATAATTCCGGTTCTGTTGAAATAGAAGAAACCATGCAGGAGCAAGCTGACCGCTTGGTTGGTCTGGATGAAGATTCCCAGATCAGTCAGGTCAGAAAACAATTCTTGGTAGATAAATATCTGCAACATTCAGCTGAAGTTGTTTCGATGTGTTATCGGTGCTTTCAAAGGTTTGGCCCCGATTCTATATTTTTTAGAGTTACAGGAGTCCCTGATCCTCAAGTCTTTAACAAGGGCAACCCGGACGAAAACTTTGATGTTACCATTAATTATGATGTGCTTAATAATGATCCTGAGACTCAGGAGAAAAAACTCCAATCAATGGTTTCCCTTCTCCAACTTGACAGGAACGGGCGTATAAATATTGATGACTTAATCACTTTAATCGCCGGAAGCATAGATCCTATGCTTGCAGATTCGGTCTTACAGCCGATAGAAACCGCACAACAAGAGATACTGAAAGATGTTACCGATGATATTTCGAAAATTTATGCAGGGATTGAAATGCCAGCTCGCCCGAATGGGGCCGAGATCGCTATGCAGATTTTGCAAAGTTATGTCCAACAGCCTGATATCGTTGCGAGGCTGCAATCAGATCCAGCTTTTTCAGAGAGGTTGCAAAAGTATATGGGGCAGTATCAGTTCTCTATGCAGCAGGCTCAGAATGCGCAAATAGGCCGCATTGGAACAGCTCCGGCCGAGATGGGCGGAGTTCAAACTCAACAGATGCAACAATGAAAACCTTTCTAACAATTGCCTTTCTTTTCGCCATCGGTGTATATGTTTGTAAAAAAACTTTTCTTTTGTTTACTATTAATTATGACTGATAATATAACAGCTAGTGAATTTGCTCGAGATCGCTCTAACGAATTCTATAAAGCCATCCTCCGTAAAGATGAAGCCTTTAGGGGCGAAGCCTATCAACTCCCGGGCGAAACCGAATGGACAATTGGCTATGGGCATTATGGTGCTGATGTGGAGGAAGGGGACACCATCACGAAGAAAGAAGCGGAAGACCTTCTAGATCAAGACGTTAAGGAACGTCTCGTTTCTCTAAATAAAATGATTGGAGATTTTGATTCATTCCCTGAATATCTCCGTGGTTCTTTGTTCAGTGAACACTACAGGGGATCAATTGCCCAAAGTCCTAAAACCCTTGAGCTAATCAATGAAGACAAATTCCTAGAAGCGGCTGAGGAATTTTTAGATAATGACCAATATCGTAATGCTGTAGAAGAAGGCATACCGGGTATTAGACCTCGGATGGAACGTCTCGCAGAAGCTCTAAGAAAACATGCCAAAAAATAATTTAGAAAAAGATATAAAAGCATTACATAACCATGAACATTTCGCTAGGTTCATTAGTGTAATAGATGACCTTCGGGAGCAAAGTATTGGTGAATTATCTGATGCTACAACTGACAAAATACAACAAATATCAGGGAGGATAATTGCCCTTGATGACATGTTACAATTGTCGGGATGGAAAAATTTAGAAAAAAGATATAAAGATTTGCTTTAACCTATGTTAATATAAATAGTTCGCCGTCTCTGGGCGTAAAACAGTGGAAACAGTTATGTCAAAAGGAATCGTTGAGGCTATCGCTGAAGCCGAACCAGAATCAGTGGAAAATCAATCTGCGTCAGAATTAGTTCTGAGCCGTAGCGAGAAACTTCAGGGGAAACCCGAAGCTTCTCAAGAATCTTCCGAAGTTAAGGAGGAGGTAGAAGAGACTGAATCAGTCGCTGAAACCGAACCCGAAGCGGAGGACAATGTTCTTTCTCAGTTAAATTTGGATGAGTTATCCGAAGAACAACTTAGTGAACTCAGGGAGAAGCTAATCCCCGGAGCCGAGTCTCGTATTGGTGAATTGACCAAGAAAAGAAAAACGGCAGAAGAGGAATTGATTCGAGTGAGAGAGCAACAAAAGGAGCTTAAAATTGAAAAACCAAAGGTTTCTGATAATCCTTTTAAGGACTTATCAACCATAGAGGATCTTCAATCTAAAGCCGATGAAGTTACTCGCATTATAGATTGGGCTGAGGACTTATTGTTTGAATCTGATTACACGAGTGCAACAGATGAGATCACTCAACTGGAAGGTCAACCCATGACTAAAGCGGATGTGCGTAATGCATTAAAGAACGCTAAAAAAGCAAGGGATATTTATATACCGGATCAGTTGGATTCTCTAAAGTTTGCACAAAATGCTGAATCAGTTAAATTTGCCATGGGTAACAAGGCCATTGAAGAACTGGGTTGGCTTCAGGATCAATCCGAGAATGAGAAAAAGTCTGCTTTTATAGAGTTTATGTCAGATCCCGGATTAAAAAAGTTAAATGAAGTAGACCCTCGTTTAAGTTCTATGCTTCCATATTTTATAGCACACGCTACTAATTCTATTTATGGAAGAAAAGAAATACCCAATAGCCCGACAAATACCCAGACCAAACCCAAGGCTAACATAGCATTGGAACCTTCAAGCAATAGTGTGCCGTCATCGGCAACATCCGAAAAAACTGAAAAAAGATCAACCAAGGCTATTAAGGAATCGAATAGTAGATTTAAGCAATCAGGACAAAAAAGCGATTTCATCACATTAAGAACCTTACAACTAAAAAACCGATAAATCATGGCGTTTTCAAATACATATGATACAAGTAATACTGGATCGGCTGTTTCCAATCGTGAGGACCTGATGGATGTTTTAACCATCTTGGCCCCTGAAGAGACACCAATCCTTTCATCTGCTTCTAAAAGCAGAGCTAACGCTACGTTTGTTGAATGGACGGTTGACAGCCTCGCTGATGTTTCCACTGCTGGAATCGCAGAAGGCGCAGATGTCACCGCATTCACCGATCAGTTCTCAGGACGTGCTCGTCTCGGTGATTATGTGCAGAAGTTCCGCAGAGATTATATGGTATCCGATTTACAGGATGCTGTTGAATCTGTTGGACCTGCCAAAATTGCTCAAGCCGAAGCCAAGTCCATCCGAGAGTTGAAACGTGACATTGAAGCAACGCTAGCATCAACTAATGATCGTGCCGTCGAAGACGGTGCCGGAGCTGTTTACAAGCTGCGTGGCTTGGGAGACTGGATTGATTCCAGTGGACCGAGTGATGTGCCTTCTGCGTTCCGCACCCCCTCTGGAAGTATTCATTCTTCTGGAACCTACACCGAAACGGTACTTAATACCCAAATAACTTCTATATTCCGTGTTACGGGATCTACCAATAACCTGACGCTTGTTGCCGATACCGCCTTGAGGCGTATCATCAGCGACTTCGCTCGTTTAGATCCAGACGGAAGTGGTCCTGACCTATCCATTCGTAGTGTAAATTACAATGGTAGCAATGCCACCATAAAACTATCTGTAGAAGTTTATCAGTCAGATCACGGAAGTGTAGCCATCGTAAATGGTAATCCTGACTGTATGCCGGACACAACTAACAAGGACTACGGTTACCTGTTGAACCCAGAATACTACGGTGTTGCTGAGTTAATCCCAATGGGTAGCACTCGTTTGCCGAATCTCGGTGGAGGAGAACGTGGTTACGTTGATTGTGCTTTAACCCTGACTATGTTGCACCCCGGTGCGCATGGTAAAATAACCGTCATCGCATAGGAGGAAATTATTATGGCCAAATTAACTGTAAATGAAGCTAGTGGTGATTTCACCCATGTTGTTGTTCTGAGTGCTGCAGAGATTGTAGCAATTGGAAACGGTGGACAGGATACAATATTAACACTACCCGCAGGGTCAGCTATTGATCTTTGTGGAGTTGTAAACAGTGTTGATATAGTTGGATCAAGTTCACTTGTTATTGACGTGGGAACAACCACTGCCGATCCCGACGAATTCATTGACGCTCTCGATGTAGACGCAATGACCGTCAACTTACCAACATTCAATACTGGCGATCTATTCGTTCAGGGTGCTGGAACTACCACCACTTTAGGTGGAAGCTTACCAGTTAAGGCAGTATCTGCCGACACTGAAGTTGTTATTGAGATTACCGATGCTGCTGCCGCTAGCATTACTGCTGGCGAAATCATAATCGGTTTCCGTGTAATCGATCTGTCTCGTTTTTTCTAAAAGCGATTAGCAAATAATTACCAAAGGGGGAGGTCAGGCCAAAACTGGCCTCCCTTTTTTCTTATGGATGCACCGAACATAAATTTCATACCAACAGCTCCCAAGTATTCAGATGCCGAACTTGATGATGCTCTTATCACAGAAGTGTTTTCTCAGCATGAAAAGAAGTTTCAGTCAGAGAAAGCCCGAGAGGAACAGACGGCAACGGAAGCAAAAACCAATGTTGGTAAGACTCACCCTGTATTGGGTAAGTGTGTTGCGAATTTTCCTTACCCAGAGTATATGTTTCTTCTTAAGAAATACGGGCGTGAAACAGTTCACAGTCCAGAATTTTTAAAGGATTACAATAAACGATTCCCCCATCTCAGTCCCAACAAAGCATGAATCAGTTGAGAAAGAATTATGACTTATACGCATTAGTACGTGCGTTATCCGGGGTGTCTTCTTTTTTGGATAATGAGAATACTAAGCTGCTTGAATTGGCAAACCGGAGATTTTATGAGGCTTACCAAGCCACTCCTATGTGGCCAAGATATCTGTTATCAGCAGAACAAAGGTCGATAACCAATCAAATAGTCCCATTCACTCAGGATGGTTTTTATGTTTTTGGAGCTGGAACAACTGCGGTTGATGGGGTTTATAAAAGAAACGGCACCCAAAATAGCGTTGCTGCCTACACAAAGTATGACATAGACGGAACCACAGCTTTATATTCTTTAATCTACGTTAGTGGAACCAGTGGTGAGGCAGATGCACAATTTACTATTATAAGCGGAGAACCGGATAGTGGAGGTGCTGTCCAGTATACTAACGATGATGACTGGACCGTAACCGATAATGTTATTATAACCACAGTGGAAAGTGGCTGGAGCGTTAATAGCGGAACCACCCCTGCTCCAATAGTTAGATTACTTTCAGATGTTCAGGAGTTCATGCGGATGCATCGGGCAGAACCATTTTTGAACAATAGTTCTGTTGAGTTTGATTTCTTTGTTCAGAGTGATGGGGCACATGTGATGAATGTAAGTAGCGACAATGACACATCTATTTTTGTTACCTATAAGAAACAACTTCCTGCTTATTTAACTACTTGGGATTTGAATCCCGATAGTTCACCTCCTGATACGGAACCACTTAATGACATTACATTAGTGCCTAACGAATTTTTCCATTATATAGCCCACGCCACTTATGCAGATTTTTTACGCATGGATGGCCAGCATGACAAAGCTGTCATAGAAGAACAGGTAGCCGAAAAGTATCTGGCTAACGAACTGGAAAAGACGGACCAGATTATGAACAATAACACCGTTAAAAAACGATTTCACACTTATGTTTCAACCCAATCCAGATAATATCCAGAATTATGAATAGCCATATTACTAACCTATATCCACAGCCAAATGGAACTGTTGCAGGCGAAAATCTGTCATGTGCAACAACTGGCACCGGTGCTCAGTTTGCTGCATTTGACGACTACACCAAATATGTGATAATTGATGTGCAGGACAATAATGTATATGTCACGTTTGACGATACTGCTCCCTCCGCAACCAATGGTCACATCTTGGTAAAAGACAATCCGTTAATCACGCTTAGTG